CATCGCAAAGCGGGCTCCCGAGGAGGAAGACATGCCCCAGCTCTACAACCAGGAGGGTAAGCCCCTCGATGAGAACGACCTCGAGTTCGGCGACATCGTGTTCGATGAGCAGGGCCAGGCGTACGAGTACGTCGAAGAGGGTGAGGAGCACGAAGAGCGTGAGGAGGAGGGCGAGCTAGTCGAGGCCGGCAAGTCGGCGTTCTTCCAGCCTCCGCAGAACTCCGGCAGCTTCTCCAAGCAGGTGATGGAGGAGCTCTCCAAGGCGTTCAGCGACGAGGACCGGGACCAGGTGTTCGCCAAGGCGCTCGGTCGGGTCGAGGAGCTCGAGAAGGCCCAGCAGGCCGCCGAGCGTATCGCCAAGTCCGAGCGGGACCTGCGGCTGACCCGGGAGTACGTGGCGAAGTCCGCCGAGTACAACCTGCCGGTGGACCCGAACGAGCTCGGCCCGGTGCTCTACCGGATGGCCGAGACGATGAGCTACGACGACTGCGCGGTGATCGCGAAGTGCCTGGAGTCGGCCGGCAACATCCTCTTCGAGGAGGTCGGCTACCAGGGTGGCGGCGACAACAACGACATCTACTCCCAGGTCGAGGCGCACGCCCACGACACGTTCGGCAAGGCCGAGGACTTCAACGAGGTCTCGGCGATCAACAAGGTGTTCGACATGAACCCGGACGCATACGACGAGTACCTGGCCGCGCAGCGGCTCAACGGTCGATAGGAGGGAGTGACAGATGGCCTACGAAGAGAGCCTCCGGTCGATCACGCTGAACGCGGATTCGTCCCTGGGCATCTACACCGGGGTGCCTGGTCAGCCGGGTTCCCCGGACCCGCACGGAGGCAGGCAGTACCACTTCGTGAAGGTGACCGGTGTGCACCAGGTCGGTCTCGGTGACGGCACCGGACCCTGCATCGGGGTGATGCAGAACAAGCCCCAGGGCACCGGCCAGGCTGCCACGGTAGCCATCGCCGGGGTCTCAAAGGTGGTCTCGGATGCGCCGATCACCGCCGGAGCCAAGATCCAGGTGAGCGCGGACGGCCAGGCCACCAGTGCCGGGGCCACCGCGATCGTCGGCATTGCCCTGTCCACCACCGCCAACGCCGGAGAACTCGTCAACGTTCTCCTGACGATCTGAGAGGAGAGAAGCCATGCCGAACCCCACTCAGAGCGATCTCCACGTCAACGTTCCGCTGACCAATGTCTCGGTCGCCTACATGCAGGACAAGGCGACGTTCATCGCCGACAAGGTGTTCGCTCGAGTCCCGGTGAACAAGCAGTCCGACATCTACTGGAAGTACTCGAAGTCCGACTGGCGTCGGACCGACGCGCAGAAGCGTGCGCCGGGCACCGAGTCGGCCGGGGTCGGCTGGAAGCTCGACACCGGTCAGTACTTCGCCGAGGTCTGGGCTGTCCACAAGGACATCGATGACCAGGTGCGGGCGAACGCGGACAGCAACTGGCGACTGGACAGCGACGCCACCGCGTTCGTGACCAACCAGCTGCTGCTGCGCCGGGACCTGGACTGGAACGACAAGTTCTTCAAGACCGGCCAGTGGGGCACCGACCTCGCCGGCGTCACCGGGACCGTAGGCGCGGGCCAGTTCCTGCAGTGGAGCGACCCGAACTCCGACCCGATCGTGCAGTTCACCGACCTGCAGACCAACTTCGTGGAGCAGTCCGGCCGCAAGGCCAACACCCTGGTCCTCGGAGCCCGGACGATCAACCAGCTCAAGAACCACCCGGACATCATCGACCGCATCAAGTACACCCAGAAGGGTGTGGTCACCACCGACCTGCTCGCGTCCCTGTTCGACGTGGAGCGGATCCTGGTCTCCTACGCGACGGTGACCGACGTGGCCGAGCTCAACGACGCGAAGGCACAGGATGCCGCCGCGACGTACCGGTTCATGTCCAACTCGAAGTCGGCGCTGCTCTGCTACACCCCGAGCAGCCCGTCCCTGATGACCCCGGCCGCCGGCTACACGTTCACCTGGAACGGGTACCTGGCCGGCAACGCCTTCGGGATCCGGATGAAGAACTTCCGGATGGAGTGGATCGAGGCGGACCGGATCGAGGGCGAGATGACCTACGACATGCGGGTGGTCGCGAAGGACATGGGCATCTTCATGGCCAACGCGGTGGCCTGAGTCGGATCTACCCTTGGATGGGCTGTGGGTGCTGGCCCGCAGCCCATCCGTCGTCAGGAGGAGTGATGGGCAGCCCGCTGCTGTACAACGACAGGGTGTCCTTCGTGGTCACCAAGCCGTTCACCTCGGGCGAGAAGGAGTACGCCGTCGGCGACGACTTCCCCCAGGAGGACGCCCGGAACATCGAGGTGCTGGTCCGAGCCCGGTACGTGGCCCCGGTGGTGGAGGATCTCGCCGACCGGCCGAAGTACTGGTACAAGGAGGTCCGGCTCAAGTCCGACGTGCTGGCCCGGCTGAACCGGGAGCACGTCCAGGTGCGGATGCCGGAGCCCTACGCCGAGCACGACGAGAACCAGGTGGATCTCCAGGTGCTCACCCACCCGGCGACCACTCCGGAGCCGGAGGACCGCGAGGTCGGTGAGGATGAGGAGGCCCCGCCGGCCGAGGCGGTGCATCTGGATCAGTACGACCCGAGCTACCACTCGGTGCGCGAGGTGAACGCACACCTGGCTCAGATCCATGATCCGGAGGAGAAGGAGCGGGTGCTCGAGGCGGAGCGCAGCGGCAAGGCACGGAAGGGGATCCTGGAGTCATGATCAGTGCATTCGGTGTGGACCACGGCGGCATCGAGAAGGCGTTCAACCCGGTGAAGGCGCTCAAGGGCCTGCGCAGCGCGAAGGGTGGTGCGCATGCCGGTCAGGCCAGCCCGACGTTCGACCAGCTGGCAGCCAAGACCGGGATGAAGACTGGCGGAGCCCACCGGGCACCCGGGTCGCACAAGGGCTCGCTCAAGGCGAAGTCGTTCAACCCGTTCGGCCGCGGCGGGGCGCGGAGGGCCTGATGTACAGCGAGGGTGGGCTTTCAGCCTTCGGCATCGACCATGGCTACGAAGAGGTCGGGAAGTTCGTCAACCCGATGGAGGCCATGAAGGGTGCCCGAGGGGCGGTCAAGGCCGCCACCGCTGGCGCACACCGGGCCCCTGGCCTGTCGTCGGTGTCCAAGCCGGTCGGCGCGCTGCGCACCTTCACCGGCGGAGTCGGGGCGAACATCTCCGGCGGCCTGAAGCGGGCCGGAGCCGCGGTCACCGGGAACCCGGGCAAGCGGGCGGCCCCAACCCTGCGGACCAAGGTCGGCGGCGGGCTGACCAGCCTGGGCCAGAAGTCCTTCGCGCAGCCGTACAAGACCGGAGCCATCGGCCTGGGTGCCGCCGGTGCCGGAGCAGGCGCAGTCGGCGCAGGTGGCGCGGCAGCATTCGGCGGTCGGAGGAAGCGCCCCGGGCAGGTCTGAGATGACCTACTCCTACACGGTCCCTGGGGACACCGACAAGGACACCTTGCGGTTCCTGATCCAGGACACCGGGCCCTCCCAGGAGAACGACTGGATGCTCACCGACGAGGAGATCCAGTGGGCCTACGAGACCTGGTTCCCGCTCTACCACTCGCTGTACTACGTGGCCGCGACGCTGGCCGACACCATCTCGGCCCGGTTCGCGAACGAGGCGTCCTACTCCGCCGATGGGGTCAGCGTGAACCTGGGCCCGGTCGGGGACCAGTACCGGTCACTGGCCATGAAGCTGCGTGAGCAGTACTCCGCGCAGCTGGTCGGCACCACCGTCGATGCCGGTGGGATGAGCCCGGACGAGCCGCAGCTGCCCGGCACCAAGCCGTTCTCCTTCGGCAAGGGCATGCACGACAACGTGGAGGCCGGTCCGCAGGAGTTCGGCGGGGTCTACCCACCGGACCAGACGACCTACCCGGCGGCGGTGCCCCCGCACGAGCAGATCGTTGAGCCATGATCAGCGCCTTCGGCGTCGAGCACGGGGTCTCCAAGTCCTGGAAGAAGCTCGCCCCGAAGCTGGCCAAGGTCCAGCAGACGCCCCGGCGGACCGATGACATCCAGCAGCGGATGAAGGTGAACTACTACCAGGGGCGGGCCAGAGGAGCGGCTCGCTCCAAGGCCTACCAGGCTAATGTCCGTGGGTTGAAGCAGCGCCAGGCCCAGCCCGAGGGCACCCCTCTGCGGGACTACCGGATCGGTCGGAACATCGAGGACCGGGACAAGGCTCTCAAAGAGGGGAAGTTCTACAAGGACTTCGCCAACGCTGCGATCGCCGGGCACTCCAACGCGGGGAAGAGGAAGAGGTTCCTGCCGTGACCAGCCCGATCAGCATGCACGCGATCTCCTACGTGCGCGGCCAGGCCACTGCGGTGATGACCTCCACCTGCCGGATCACCCGGGGCTCGCGGCCGGAGGGCTACGACGAGGACACCCTGGTGTACACCCCAGAGGGGATCGCCGAGGTGGTCTACGAGGGCAAGTGCCGGATCTGGGAGGTCTCCGGGGCCGGCGCGGTGGTGGTCGGGGACACCGACATCTACCAGCAGACCACCAACCTTTCCATCCCTTGGGACGAACCGGCGGTCATCAGGCGATACGACGAGGTGCTGATCCTGACCGACAACCTGGACCCGCAGCTGGTCGGCAAGCGCTATGAGATCCAGACCGTGGCCAAGGCCGGAGCGATGCGGCCCACTCGGCGCTTCGAGGTCACGGGGCTGATGTGAGCGCCGAGGCATCTGCGGACATCTCCCGGCTCGCCGACGCGCTGAACCAGACCGCCAAGGAGTCGCAGACCACCACCATGGCGGTGATGATCCAGTCCGCGAACTACATCAAGGCCGAGATGGAGGCCAAGGTCCCGGTACGGACCGGCAACCTGCGCAACTCGATCTTCATCAAGGTGGAGACCGACAAGGTGATCATCGGGCCGAACCTGATCACGGCCCCGTACGCCGGCTACGTGGAGTTCGGCACCCGGGCGCACACCATCGTGCCCCGGACCAAGGGCGGGGTGCTGGTGTTCACCGTCGGCGGCACCAAGGTGTTCACCCGCAAGGTGAACCACCCCGGGTCCAGGCCGCACCCCTACGTGATGCCGGCCTTCCAGTCCTGGGTGGACAGTCTCGGGACGATGGCAGCAGAGGCCAACGTGAAGGTGCTGACAGACAATGCCCGCTAGCTCGATCTCTCGAGGACCGATCACCACTCGGCTGCTGGCCGAGCTGGTGACCGAGGGCTTCCCGGTGGGCGACAACGCCTCCCCGGACACCCCGTACGGCTGGCAGGGTGAGCCGAACTCTCCCGGTGAGACCTTCACCCCGTGGCTCTCGCTGTCCCCGGGCTCGGCGATCCCGCAGAACCCGGCCGGGCCGCTGGCCAACACCTACGCGGACTGGAAGCTGGGCTACCAGGTCAGCTACGCCGGGATCTCCCGCAAGCAGACCGAGGCGCTGGCGGACCGGATCCGGAACAACCTGATCTACCTCGAGCGGGAGGTCATCGACACCCCGACCGGGGGCTGGAAGGTGCAGAAGGTCTCCTGCACCGCGATCGGCAACACCAACCGGATCGGCTCGGCCTATCCGGACTACTTCAGTCAGGCAGACACGTTCGAGGTCTGGGTCACGAAGGGAAGCTGACATGGGAACACGGCGGATCAAGATCACCAAGGACGGCGTGGAGGCCACCTGCAACCCGCCCTCGCTACCGGTCTGGGAGCGCAACGGCTGGACGCGCGCAGATGATGGAAGTAGCGGAGAAACCGAATCCACTCCGGACACGCAGACACCGAAGGAAGGCTGACCGATGGCCCGGATCATCCCGAATGAGAACACCTGGATCGGTTTCACCATCGCACCGATCACCGACATCGCTGCGCCGAAGATCTCCGAGATCACCGCCGCCGTCGATCTGACCGGCTACTGCATCAGCCTGAACGCCTCGGCTCGCGGTAACACGGTGCCCACCCCGTCCTTCGACTCGCTGTTCGAGACCAGCACCGCCGGTACCTCGGCGGCCACCTTCGACGCGGACTTCTACCGCGACGACGAGGACGACACCGCCTGGGAGACGCTGACCCGTGGCGAGCGTGGGCACTTCGTCATCGCCCGGTTCGGATTCACCGGTGCCAACAACGCCCCGGTGGCCTCCGACCCCTGTGAGGTCTGGCCGGTGATGATCACCTCGCGGACGATGGCGAACATGAGCTCGAACACGGTGCTCACCTTCACCGCGTCCTGCGCGGTGATGGAAGAGCCTGCCGAGGATGCTGTCGTTGGCACGTAGCCAGGACGGATAGCAGTAGCATCTGGTCCATGGCAAACACCACAGCGAAGACCACCGAGGCGCGCCAGAAGCAGTCTGCCGCAGACAAGCGCGCCACCATCGATGAGCTGATCAACAAGCCCCGGTCCACCACCGAGTTCTCGCTGTACCTGGCCAACGGGAACAGCGAGCCCAAGGAAGTGACCCTGAAGTACCAGGCGATCGGGATGCGCGCCTACGACAAGCTGGTGGCCAAGTACCCGCCGAAGCCGGAGCAGCGGGCCGAGGGCTCCTCCTTCGACATCGACACCTTCGCGCCGGCGCTGATCGCGGCCTGCGCGGTGGAGCCGGAGATCAGCATTGCCCAGGCCAAGGAGATCTGGGACTCCGAGGACTGGTCGCGCGGGGATGTGATGGTGCTGTTCCGGAACGCGGTGGAGCTGAACAACCGGGGTCTGGACATCCCTTTCAGCGAGCGCGGCTGAGGAAGGACCCGAACTTCTTCCTGGAGATGTCCTACTGCCACGAGCA